TCCACGACGCGGAAGACCTCTGCGAAAAGCGAGAATTCTCCTGGCAGTGCTTATGCGGCGAGGTCCACCCGTGGGATTTCAAAAACATAGCCTTCGACCGTGAGACCGACGCCAATGGCGCCATGCTTTGGGACCGCGTCGCCAAAAGCGCTCGCCTCGTCTGCCCCACCTGCTCGCACGAATACATGGACGACCCGCGCATCCGCCGCGCCCTCTCCTCCGGCTCACGCTACACCGTCACCTCGCACGGCGCGCCCGGCCGCATCGCCTTCCACTACGATGCCAGCGCCGTCTGGTGGATTCCGTGGGGATCGCTCGCCGTCGAATGGGTCAAGGCCGATCTCGACCGCAAGGCCGGAGACACCGAGGCGATGAAACAATTCGTGCAGAAACGCAACGCCCGCCGCTGGACCGTGCAAGGCACCGGAGCCACAAGCGCCGAGGTTCTGGCCTGTCGCAAAGACTACCTTCGCGGAGCCTGCCCCATCGAGCCGGTGGCTATCACGATCTCGGCGGATGTTGGCCAAGACACATCGCACTGGACCACGATGGCCTTTGCAGAAAATGGCGACGCCTATGTCATCGACTACGGCACCGTGACCGGCATCGACGACATGCTCGAAGTCGCGCAGTCGCAAAAATACAAGACCGCCGAAGGCCGGGAGGTCACGCCCATCGGCGGCCTGCTCGACTCAGGCTTCAACGCCAACGCCGTCTACCGCGCTTGCTATCTTTCAGGAAATTTCTTTTTCCCCGCCAAAGGATCAGGCGCAAACTTCGGCAGCATCTCCGAGAGCGTGCTGAAGGAATATCCCACGATGCCGCTCTACACGGTCAACGAATTCGCGTCGAAGGTCTCGCTCTTCATCGACCGAATCGCCAAGCGGAAATCCCCATTTCTATTTTTCCCGAAAGACGCAGGCGAAGAATTCCTGTCCGCTTTTATGGGGCAAAAAATCATCGTCACTAAAAAAGGCCGCAAAGAATGGCGCTCGGTGGCAGGTGACCACTTCGCCGACTCCGTGCGACTCAACTACGCCTGCGCTCAACAACTGCGCAAAGCAGGAGCTATCGAATTCAAATGAAAAAATCCCAACTCTGGAAAATCTATGTGGCAAAAAATCCCGCTTTCGAGCGCGATGGAAATGTTACTTTGTCAACGCGCGGCCTGCGCAAGCTCTTCGACCAGACATGGGACTTGGCCTACCACGAAGGCGAAGAGGAGAACGAACACGCGCCGGTCACCGACTCAAAAGGCGTGGATGACCTCATGAAAATTTTCGGCATGTCCTGATCATTTCGGTGCGCTCACCGAAATGCTCCCCGAACTTTTCCCCGAACTTTTCTCCGAACCTTTTACCTGACCCGCCCGCCGAGCTAGGTTTTAAGCGGCTCCGCAAGCCACCAAAATTATTTTTATTTTTTGAAAAAAAGTTGTTGACGAGAAATCAAGTTCATGAGAAAGTCATCCCAGATCGAAGCCACCACGGCAGAGACAAAAACAAAAAACCAAAACGAAAAAATGAAAACACTGACTCGCAAATCACTGATCAAAAAACTAAACGCTCTTCACGAAGCCACCGAAGTCGGAGAAAGCCAAAAACGATTCCTCCTTGAGGCATTCATCGACAACCTGAACGAGGGATTCTTGAACATCCATCAAGCCGCTCGAATCCTCCGCGAAAAAGGATTTGCAATCTAACCCCACCCGGCGCGGGTTCGATCCCCGCGCCACCCTTGACCAACCAAACCAAAAAACGAAAAATCAAAAAAATGAAAAATTCAGAAATCATGTCTTCAATCGAAGACGAGTTAGCCGGTGTCATTGCTCTTTACGATCAACTGATTGAACAGTCCGATAAGCTCGCAGAGGCTATTTACTACCGACCAGACTATATCCTCGGGAAAGTCATGCCAAACAAGGCCAGTGAACGCCGCAACTCATCGAGGATCAGCGAATGGTTTAACAAAGAATGCAAACCCGACTTGTTAGACCACATTGCAGAAATTGAAGCACAAGACTTGAAAACAGAAGCGCGGGAAAAACTAATCGCGTCTCTAAATCTAACGGATGAACAAAAGGCGCTTTTGTTTGAAGATTAAAATGAAAACCAAACCCACCCACGGCGGCCCGCGCAAAGGATCGGGCCGCCCCAAAGGCGCGAAGAGCAAAAACGCCAAAGGCCGAACCGCCGTCACCCGATCCGTCTCCATGCAGCCCGAATCGTGGGACAAGCTCGACCGCCAGCGCGGCGACCAGAGTCGCGGGAAATATATCGAGTCGAAATTGTAGCCAAACTTCCAGCCACGCTTGAGTTTTACGGCAAAATCTAAACCGCCGGACTCTACATTTGCCAAATGTAGCATCTTTCTCGCCTGTAGCTTTTGACTCCCCCAAAATCCTCGCAGGCAGACGAGACACACTGATGAGCGACTTGACCGGAGAATCTCGGTCGTCGCCACATCGAGGTCGGGAGGCGATTAAAAAGAATCGGGCGCGAACCGAGGAGCCAAGTCGTAACGCACGGCGTCAACCTTGGAAACCCGGCGTCTGAAAAGGCGCGGCCGCGCCGTCCCTGCAAAATAAAACACACGCGCCGTGCCGCTCGCCCTCAAAGGTGATGCACATCAAGGGCGCGTTTTTCTTTTTTCACTCCGCGTCTCCGCGCCTCTGCGGGAGATCCTCCTTTTGACACGCCCGCCGAGGCGTGACCGACCTCGACAAAATCTCCGGCGTGAAATCCTTCCTCCGCCGCACAAAATCAAATGCCGAACTCGAAGCCCTCGCGCTCTCGACATTCGCGTCGGCCACCGAGGAGGTCGTGATCACATCCCTCGGATCCGAAGGCGCAAGCAGTGCCGGACAGATTTCGTTCCCGAAGTGGCTCCTCCTCCAAGCCGTCGAAGAACTCCTCTCCGAAGGCACCCACGGCCGCCAGCTCGGCACCTTCGCCAACTTCGGCGCGGTGACCTCCCCCGTTTGACACGCCGCCGAGGGCAATGCCCTCGAAAATCAAGAAATCAAGTGGATGGGGAGGCACCCGCCCCGGCGCCGGCCGCCCGCGCAAACTAGACGCCCAAGCCGCCGCCTTCGAAGCCGCCGAGCACTCGCCCGCCCGCAGCTTGATTTTCGTCAACACCGTTGACCCCAAGCGCGAAGTCACGCCCCGCACCCGTGAGGAACTCATCCGCAAAGCCCGCTGGCTCTACAACAACATCCCCTCCGTCACATACATCATCGAGCACATCGCTCAGCGCGCCATCGGACTGGGCATCGTTCCGAAGGCCCGCACCACCGACCCAGCGTGGAACCGCATCGCCGAGCGACATTTCGAGGACCGCGCCTGCGGAGAAGCCTGGGCATTCGACGCCAGCGACTCCGTCAATTTCTACTCCGCGCAATCCCTCATCGTCCGCCAAGTCGCACTTGATGGCGATGTCTTCGCGCAAAAACTCGTCACCGGCACCGACGGCGCCCGCTTCCGCTTCATCGGCGGCGAGAGCGTCGGCAATACGCTGAACTCTCCCGACTACGCTTTCGACGGCCTCCTCCTTGACCGCTTCGGCGCGCCCCGCAGCTACCGCGTCATCACCGACCGCACCAATGGGAAATTCGTCGATGTCCCCGCCGATGACATGATGCACATCCGCCATGTCCGCCGGATCGGCCAGCCGCGCGGCGTCTCGTGGCTCCACTCCGCCATCATCCCCGCGCAAGACCAAAGCGAGACAAAAGCCTATGTGAAAGGCGCGTTCAAAGCCGGAAGCCAGATCGGCTATTCCATCACCAGCAACGAAGCCGTGAAGATCGGCCTCGGCGCTGGCAAAATCACCAACGCCGCCGGGGAGGAAATCACCACGGACAACCTTTACAACGGCACGCTTATCCCCCGCCTCAAGCCAGGCGAATCAATTCAAAGTTTCAAAAACGAAATCCCCGGCCCCGCTTTCGAGCCGCTCATGCGCGACTACACCTCGGACATCGCCCGCGCTATCGGCGTGCCGCCCGAGGCCCTCATGCTCCTCGTCGGCCTCGCAGGCACCGAGACCCGCGCCCTCCTCGAGGTCGCGCAGAACTTCCTCGACCGCATTCAGCAGATGGTCATCGATCAATTCTGTTTCCCCGCGTGGAAATACTGGGTGTGGCAGGAAATCCAAGCCGGCCGCCTGCCCTATCCCGGCGATGATTGGTGGCGCGTCGAGTGGGTCACCCCCCGCAAGATCACGGTCGATAATGGGA